TAAACTGCGAGAGAGGGGCTACAAGAGTCGTATTTGGTCTTCAGAGTATCCAGACGATAGGGAGGCTATAAATAACTACGGAGGCGATCTGGCACCCCTTATAGCGGATAATATAACACCTGAGACTGTCGGTACTTCTACAGAACCATTACGGTTCACTGATCTCGACCTGGAAGAAAGAAAGATGTCGTACGGTCGGACGGGGTACGCTTTACAGTTCATGCTTAATCCTAAGCTATCTGATGCTGACCGCTACCCATTAAAAATTAACGATCTAGTGGTTATGGATGTGGATGTCGATGTAGCCCCTGAGAAGGTAGTGTGGTCATCTGATCCTGATAACTGTGATAGAGAGTTACCTAATGTAGGATTAGCGGGGGACAGGTACAGAAGACCTGCTAACACTGTTGGGGATATGATACCGTACAGTGGCTCTGTGCTTGCGATTGACCCGTCAGGTAGAGGTAAAGATGAAACAGGGTACGCTGTAGTCAAGATGCTTAACGGTCAGTTGTTTGTTCCGGATGCTGGAGGGATAAGAGGTGGATACGATGAGAAGACCCTTAAACAACTGGTAGCTATAGCAAAGGATAACAAAGTTAATAAGGTAGTGATAGAGTCTAACTTTGGAGACGGTATGTTTATGGAGCTGATAAAGCCTCTGTTTAGAACTTCCTATCCTGTGACTATAGAAGAAGTCAGACATAACAAACAGAAGGAGCTACGGATTGTAGACACTCTTGAACCTGTGTTAAACAGCCATAGACTTATCGTTGATCCCTCTGTTATAAATGACGATTACAGGTCAGCTTTAAGCTATCCTATAGAACAACAAACCAGGTACATGCTTATGTATCAGTTATCCAGGATAACAAGAGATAGAGGCAGCTTGGTACATGATGACCGTCTTGATGCTTTATCAATAGCTGTTGGTTATTGGGTGCAGCAGATGGCTGCTGATGTTAACCAATCGATGATTGATAGACAACAAGAGCTGATGAATGAAGAGTTAACCAAGTTTGTTGATAGCTTTCATAAACGATCTAATAATCGATCGTCTGCACTGCTCTGGTCGTAACTCGTAGCTATCGCTACTCCTTACTCTTAGTAATAACAAATCTTTATTACAGTATCTATTTAGTACTCTTATATTGTAATTTCTTACTTAGTTTAAATACAGTTATATATCTGTTATAGTTTACCTTGAAATCCTAAAGTATAGCTTTAGATTTACTATGTGGTTTATTTATAAACACACCTATCCTTAAGCCCTAAAGTTAAAGAGTTGTTATCAGTCTTCACTCTAAACTAGCTGCGAAAGAACGGATGAGTCTTTATCGAACGATAGTGAGTAAAGACGATAGAGCGTTAGCGATAAAGTATGAGCAGCTCAACAGAGTCTTACTGATCTGATGGTAGCTGAAGCTATCTACTAAGGAATCTTTGTTTAAAAGGAAAGCTGTAGCAGTAAACAGCTAATGTAACTCTAACACTCTTGCTTGTACACTTATCTTTAGTACTTACTTATATGATCGATTAAAAGGACCTTTTAGGTTCTATCTTAATATCAATATTATAACAGTCTCACACCGAAGGAAACTTGTAAAGCTTTAAATTTAAAACATCAGTGTTTATCAGGGGTACAGCAGGTGTCTCAATAGTGTCTCAAGAGCGTCTCGAAAAAACTAGTAACAATATCTGTTATGTAGTAGTATGTATACATCATGCATATCAACGATCAAACAGACACCTTCCAGTACGAACTAGCCAAGCTGGTGTACCGCTTTAAAAGAGAGTACGATCTTAACGACTACACGATAGCAGGTTGCTTGGACTTCGCTAAGTTGTCTGTACTCACTGAAACAGATGATGTTATATTTGAAGGAATAGATAACGACGACTATGAAGAAGAAGACACCGACACCGACATCAACTTCACTTTCTGACAAACAGCTTCCAGTTATCCGGATCGTCTCAACAGAAGATGAGATGTTCACCAAGCTAAACCTGGAGATGGAAGACAGTACACACGATATGCTAGTTAAGTGGGGCAAGGAAGTAGCTTCTGATGAAGACTATATCAGCATCGCTATTAGAGCTGGTCTTGAAGAGTATATAGAAAGTTTAAAGGACTCCTAAAAAGTTTCGGTAGAAAAATCTGAAACGCTTACGCTATATACGCGCGCGTTAAAATCCCCCGCGTGTACCCAAAGATTATTAAAGGGTGGGGGATGTTATTGGACACATAATCGACACATTACATATTGTGCGAACCTCGTTTTGTTGATTATCAACGATTTATGAAATAGCTCCAGACCGCTTGGCAAAAACATAATAAAATCAATCGATTATTTTCGCAAATCGACAGAGATTACCAACTGTTTGCGTCACTTTAAGTCAGACTCTTGTTAGTATATTTATGTAAATACTTCTTATGTATGTTTTTCTCTTTCTAGGTTCTTTCTTAGTGTCACATTGTCACACTTGCTGTCACACCTGTCACACTTTTTGAGACACTTTGTCACACCTCTGTTTCATAAGTCTTTGGTAATCAGTAAAAGCTATTATGGCATCGATTCTGCTAATTAGGGGCAACTGATCTTTCTCAACGCGAGCCTCGCTCGCTTCTAATAAACAAAAATACTAAATACACTAAAACTATGAATGATGTAACTACTTATCCAACTGGTATTTCTTACGATCTTGATTTTATCGAGATTTTCAATTCCACACGGGTTTCGGGTGAGCTGTTAGTACCCAAAGATGTTAAGGTGACCGAAATCATCCAACGCATCCAAGGAGCTTACAAGACCGCGAAACGCAAGTCACCTACATTTACCGACATGATGGAATTGATAGCTAAGGGGTATCGTTAAAATCTGGTTTTACAGGGCATCCCTCACAAATGTGGGGGGTGCTAATCCTTTTCTCACGCGGGTCTTGTACCTGCTCATGATAAACAAAAACACAAAAATACTAAAAACATGAATACTATAGATACGATGAATAAACAAGTAAGGGATATGATTACTAAAGTAGATAAACTAAACGCTAAAATGGATAGCAATTTAAGGCAGTTAAAATTAAGGTCTATTATGCAAGCCGATAGAATGACACCTAGTGTTAAGGCTGATATAATTGATGTCCTTAAATCGATCGCTAAGGATGCATAGTAAGCTCAAAGAATTACTGACTGACTCAGCATTCATTATCCTCGGAATCTTCGGTTCTTGGTGGCTAGTACTGCTGATAATCTTAACCTCTTAATATTCAACAACTTAAGCCTCACCTTTAATCGGGTGGGGCTTTTTTGTGCCCGTTTCTAACGCCCTTACTAATAAGCTTTATCAGTTCACCTAATACATTACCTGTCCGTGAAGAAAAGATTTGTAAGAGTTTTACCTGTCCGTCAAAAGTAGCGACATATGATCAAATCTTACGAAATAATCTGCCTCGACAAAGCGGGTAAACCTTTACCTGTTGCTACGATTGAAGCCAATGGCGAGAGGAAAGCTAGGCAAGCGGGTATAAATCTAGCACATACCTTGCGTATGCGGTTTCACTTAGCCAAACGAATAACTAATAAAAACAAATAATAATGAGCGTATCCTTCACCTATCAAAACATGACCTTCTTCTATCGGATTGACTCACACAGCTCTTCCTTGCCTTTTATAGCGTGGGGCTGTCGTGAGCTACCGATAAGCGGTCAAAGCCCATCTAAAGAGGCGATGTATTCCGATATAGAAAAGACTCTCAGGCAATACTATCGAAATAGGAAACCTAAAGTTTGTGATGTTTGCGATAAAAGCTTGCAAGGGATGGAACGAGAGGGCACAAAGTGTATCGAACATGACTTTGAATAACACTGACCCATCCGATTTATCCACGCTTGACGACATATCTATCCAGACTTTGATCGATCATTACTTACGTGTCCGTGAAAATCTACCTGACAACTTAACTGTCCGTGATAGGCTCGTGGAGCTACAACAAGAATTGTTATCAAGGAAGGATGTAAGCACGATTGAAGGCGTGATAAGACAGACAACCGATAACCCACTTAAATGACAATACAAATGACACTACTAGGCTTAGGATGTTTTATAATTATTGGAATCTTATTTTTAGCTTGGTTATATGATGAACTATGAAAGATATATTACTTGATCCAATAGACATGATTGAAGAGTTGATGTTCCACTTATTTAACAACGACATGAACCGCACTTTGGACGGGAGATGGCTTGACCTTTACCTGTCCTTACAACTTTATAAGGAACACTTAGAAAAACTGGAGGAAGAAGGGTGAGCTACGACACTTGGTTATTTGAACCTTACGAAAGGTATTACAATGAAATGGAAGAGAAACAAAACAGGGAAGAAGAATTATTGGGACACATTGAAGATATGGAAAGTGAAGAAGAAATCGAAGCGTTCCTTGCCACAATTGGAGAAGAAGACCCAAGACGAGGTTAGTCCTTTTTATGTGGACGCACAGATGTTTTGGCAAGCAGAAGAGGACATCATAAAACATGAGTATTGTGGAAGAGTACGAGACATCAGTAACTGACTTGCCTTTTAACTGGTCTAGTATCGATCACAACGCCATAGCAGTGGGGTGGAATAAGTTTTGGGCGGATACGGAGATCACGGGCTTTCAACGGGATAAGAATGGCAACTATGTCCGTGATGCTGAAGGTAAGTTAATAGCTTATCGCACCGACAAACAACGACAGCTACCTAAATGCTGGTTTAATAACGCACATGACTAAAGAGACAAGGGGACATGTTTGGAGGATGAGGGAGTGGGGACGAGCTGCTTACCGGAATCGCCAAGCCAAGCTAATAGCAGAAGGAGAGTCTAGTAAAACTGAAGCCAGTAAAAGAATGCTTCGTGTTATGGCTCCAAGATTGGGTAAGCGGGTGGAGGATTTTATGTACACCTTCGGGGGTAATACTGAACACACAACACCGCTGTTCCTTACCTTCATATTAGATATGTGTCCGTATCAGGTAGCTGCTACTGCTCTGCAAACTTTCCTCGATAACTTACAATTCAATTTACCTGTTGGCAGATTAGCTTACAAGATAGGCAAAGCATTTGAGAACCAAGCTAGGTGGGATAAAGCATTAGAAACTATGCACCCGAATAAGCTTGATCTGTTAGCACTTGATGATCGATCAAAAGCTATGAAGCTGAAGCAGTTCTACGATTATGAAGAGGAACGGTTCACGCTGTGGGATAGTAAGTGTAAGACTGGTCTTGGTGCTTGGTTATTGGAAGAGATACGCATTGAGACTGGGTTGTGTGAGATAGGATTCAATACGGGTGGGCAGAAAAGCTACAAGCCGGAACGAATCATCCGTCCAACTGCTGAGTTTAAAGATTGGATACAACGGTTTGATTCTTGGAAGGAGACGACTCGTGTATTTAAGATGGCATTACCTGACCAACCAGTTGATTGGTACGGATTAGTGGGTGGTGGGTATAGCGTTAAGCACATGCCTCCGCAGAAGTTCATAACAGGTAAGCCAGTGTCTTGGTTCCAAGATTACGAGAAGAGCTACGAACATGCGATGTCTGCGTGCAATAAACTTTCTAGAGTGGAATGGAAAATTAACAAAGAAATATTAGAGTACGCTCTAAAGTTTTGGGAGAATGAACGAGTAGTAGGAAACATACCTAACTTCGGTACGATACCTGAGCAACCGAGATACACAGGTGATTGTCCGCATGAGTTACGGGCTTGGAAGTTAAAACAAAAGGACATTAAGACTGCTAACGAAAGTAACAACAGCAAGCGGTATCAGACTTGTCGTATCTTACACTTGGCTAAGATATATAGTAAGTGGGACAAGCTGTACTTTCCGTATCGTTGTGATTACAGGGGCAGAGTGTACGCTATTCCGTACTACTTACATCCGCAAGGTTCTGACTTAGCTAAGAGTTTGTTAGACTTTAAGAATGGTCAACAAGTAGTAGATGAAGAGGACTTGGAAGCGGTACTTGTTCACGGTGCTAACATGTGGGGAGTAAAGGGTACACGAGCAGAACGGTTAGAGTGGGTAGGTAAACGACAGAAGTTTATATTAGAAGCTGCTGATGATCCTCACGGTACTGACTGGTGGACTGATGCAAGTGATCCGTTCTGTTTCTTGCGGTTCTGTTTAGAGTTTAAGAAGTTTACGGAGGAGGGGTACGGATATGTGTCTTACTTACCTGTGCGTCAAGATTGCAGTAACAATGGTATGCAGATACTTAGTTTGTTATTACGAGACAAAGACACGGGGAGGATGTGTAACTTGGTGGAGGAAGACAAAGCTAATGACATGTACACAGAGTTTAGTGATATGGTTTACGATGAGCTTAAGAAAGATGGTGGACCAATAGCACAGAGCTGGATGCAGTACGGATTCTCTCGTAAGTTAGCTAAGTTAGCAGTTATGAACAGACCTTACGGTGCTACCCACTATAACTTAGTACAAGATTTGTTTAAAAGTATAGGTGTTAATCATCCGTGGACAAGTACAGGAGAGATGCTTACCTCTGTTATATGGGTAAGTAAAATTGTTAACCGATTAGCTAACAAAGTCTGTCGTCCTGTTAACCGAGTGATGAACTTTCTGCGTGAGAGTGTACGAGCTTTAGGGTACGACAGTGCCATTACTTGGACTACACCTACCGGATTTAAAGTAGTACAAAGCTACCGTAGATATAAGAAGATAGATGTAGAGAGCGTCTTTCAAAACTTAAGTATTACCATACAAGCAGATGAACTAGGCGATAAGATAGACCCGAAGGGACAAGGCAACGCAGTGACTGCTAACTTTATCCACAGCTTAGACGCTTGTATCGTACACCAAGTAGCTAATGAGGTTGACTTTGACTTGGCTACTATACATGACTGTTTCGTGACCCATGCAAGTAATGTACGCAAATGTAATACGATTGTACGACAGATGTACGCAAAAACTTTCTCTGTTGATCTCCTGACCGAGTTCAGAATGGAGCAAATCAACAACCATCCGACCGCAGAACTTCCATCCGTGCCTGAACTTGGAGACCTTGATGTCTCGGCAGTAAAGCGTATGAAGTATCTGTTGTCTTAACACCGATAAAATAAAAATAGATATGGCACTAAAAGCTAGAAAGAAACACGAGATTATAAAAGCTAAAGGTACAGCTAAGTACTGTCACCTTAATGAACCTAACAAAAGATTTGATCCGGAGTTTGGTACTTACAGTTGTGATCTTGTAATAGATAAAGAACAAGCAGACGCAATCAAACAGGTTCTTCGTCCGTTGTACGAGGAAGAGTTGCGTGAAGTACAAGAAGCAAATGCTGGTAAGAAGATTACACAGCGTGAGTTTCCGATTGATGAAGTGGAAGGTGGATACCTGATCAAGGTAAAACAAAAAGCTGGTGGACGCAGACGGGACGGTAGTGAGTATCACTTATCGATTGCTCTGTACGATTCCACTGGTAAACCACTTGACCCAGATGTAAAAGTATGGGGAGGTTCGCAAGTTAATGTAGCGTTCCGTCCTAAGTTTTGGTACACAGCTGCTGTTGGATTCGGAGTTACCTTTGAGTTACAAGCTGTTCAAGTCATTCAACTTGGTGAAGGTGGAGTATCCAGTATCGCAGCTTCTGCGTTTGGATTCACTACTGAGGAAGAAGGCTTCGTTAATGGCGGTGAAAACTTAGAGGGTGGATTCGATGCGGAAGAAGAAGAAGAGGTCATCGCCAACTTCTAAGTACCGATCTGGATTCGAGCAAACATTAGCTAACCAGCTTCAGCGTAGTGGTGTTGCTTTCGAGTACGAAACAATCAAGTTAGAGTACCAAAAGGTAGCAACTTATACTCCCGACTTCATACTACCCAACGGCATCATCATTGAAGCCAAGGGTTTATGGACGGTGGAGGATCGAACGAAGCATCTACTAGTCCGAGAACAGCATCCACACCTAGACATCCGACTAGTATTTATGAATGCTTTTAATAAGATACGGAAAGGGAGCAACACTACCTACGCCCGCTGGTGCGAAAAGAAAAATATACTATATGCAAATAAACAAATACCAAAACAATGGCTTTTACAAACACACACCAACCCTGTCCTAAGTGTGGATCAAGTGATGCAAGAGCCACTAACGACGACGGAAGCTGGCATTGTTTCAGCTGTAACAGTCACGCTGGAGGAGGACGAAAAGTGAGCGACCCAACACCGAGAGAGTTTGTTAACGGATCACCTCAAGCAATAGCCCGAAGAAACTTGACTGAAGATACCTGTCGTAAGTGGGGATACTGGATGGGCAATGTGAACGGACAGCCTGTACAGATAGCCAACTATAAAACAAGAGACGGTAAAACTTGTGCACAGAAGCTACGGTTTGCTGACAAGAGTTTCGCTACTAGAGGAGAGCTGATAGGATTGTACGGTCAGCACTTGTGGAGAGACGGAGGCAGACGAGTAGTTGTTACTGAGGGTGAGGTGGATGCTTTAAGTGTCAGCCAAGCGTTCGATAACAAGTGGCCAGTAGTCAGTGTACCTAACGGAGCAGGAGCAGCTAAGAAGTTTGTAGCTCAAGCTATCGATTGGTTGGACAGGTACGATCAAGTAGTGTTCTGCTTTGATATGGATGATGTCGGACGGAAGGGAGCAGCAGAATGTGCAGCACTCTTGACACCCGGCAAAGCACACATCGCAGAGCTACCACTTAAGGATGCTAACGACATGCTAGTTGCTAACAGAAGTAAGGAGTTAGTCCAGTGCTTGTTCGACGCTCGTGAGTACAGACCGGACGGCATCGTAAACGGTAAGGAGTTGTGGGATGTTATCAGCCAAAAGGAGGAACACAAAAGCAAACCGTATCCGTTTATCGGACTGAACAGTATCACTCACGGTATGAGGTTGGGTGAACTTGTAACTGTTACTGCTGGTAGTGGTATCGGAAAGAGTCTGTTCTGTCGTGAGATAGCACACCATCTGTTAGGGTTGGGTGAGACGGTAGGTTACATAGCTCTTGAAGAATCTGTCAGGCGTACAGCGTTGGGTATCCTTGGTATCCACATGAACAAACCACTACACCTCGATGATGATATGTTAGACGAGAAGGAGTTACGACCTGCGTTCGATAAGACTGTGGGTAACGGTAAGTTCTACACCTACGATCACTTCGGGAGTATGGAGAGTGACAATTTGTTATCTAAGATTAGGTATCTGATTAAAGGATTCGATTGTAAATGGATATTCCTAGATCACCTATCGATTGTTGTTAGTGGTATCCAAGGAGACGACGAACGCAGACTGATAGATAATACAATGACCAAGCTACGATCTCTAGTTGAGGAGACAGGGTGTGGTATGGTGTTGGTCAGTCACTTGAAGCGTGTGGATACAGGACATGAAGAAGGTGGACGAGTAAGTCTGCATCACCTCCGAGGGTCACAAGCAATCGCACAGCTATCGGACATGGTCATCGGACTGGAACGCAACCAACAAAGCGACCGACTATCCAACGAAACAAAAGTAAGAGTACTGAAGAATCGATTCAGCGGTGAGACTGGACACTGTAGTACATTGTATTACAACATAGACACCGGACGATGCACCGAGGAAGAGAGGGCGAGTACCTTTGAAGAAACAAATAACAATAATGAACCATTCTAAATATGAGTAAGAGTATAAAGAAAAAACTAATGATGATAGTTAACATCGCTTCGTGCGACGAGCTGAATCATAGACAAAGAACTAAAATAAAATACTTAGCACAAGATTCAATAGTAGCATTAACTGATGATCCCGTTAAGGATGAAACACCCTCTAAGCAACAAGCACTTATGCTTCGCCTTAAACATGTATACGAGGAACTAGATGATGTTATAACTGATAGAGAAAACTTTATGAAAGGTGTAGTGGGAGGTGAGAAATATAAGATGTCTATATGGTGCGGTTTGTACTCTGAATATTTAGAGCTTATAGGTAGAATAAAAGAAAACTATTCGATGTATATGGTGCATAAAAAACATGTACCTCCGTTCCTTGAACTTAAAAAATGGCAGGACAAACAAGAGGAAGAAGCATGAGAACACTATTCTTTGATATAGAAACAAATGCTCTTGAAGACTTCACTAATCTGACGGACTTACACACTGTACACTGCTTGTCTGTGTACGATCCAATGGTTCCGAAGATGGTGACATTTGCGGGAGATAGTATACACAGGGGACTGACAGCCTTAGCAGAAGCAGACAGGATCGTCGGACACAATGTTATTAAGTTTGATATACCTGCTTTGAAGAAGTTGTACGGATTCTCTCCACCTCTTGTTAAAGTAGTAGATACATTGGTGATGAGTCGTTGTATCTTCTCTGACTTAAGGAACGAGGACTTCGGTCGTAACAACTTCGATCCTAAACTTGTAGGTAGTCACTCACTCAAAGCTTGGGGACACCGGATGGGTAAAGCTACGAAGCTGACATACGGAGAAGAGGACGGTGCGTTCGATCACTACAACGAGGAGATGAAGAAGTACTGTGAGAGAGACTGTATA